CCATACATGATGTGTTTTAGTTTATTAGAATGGTAATTCCTCGTCAGGTGACATACCTGCTTGTGGGTCCACAGGTGTACCACCGAATACTTCAGTAGCGTCATCACCGTAAACATATTTTTTAGCTTCCGAATCCCAACGTGGAACTTCACCACGAGCGATTGCTTCCAAGTACTCAACAGGTTTCTTAGAGTAAACGTCAGCCCAAGTTGTTGGGTCGTTTTTCCAAGTGTCCAATTGTTCAGGGTCTTCCGACAATTTACTTGGGTCATCATACATTACAGTTTGAATTGATGTGTATTCTTTTCCTTTTGGTGTTTTTGATTTAACCAATTGAATAATCAAATCGCGTCCTTCATTTGGGTCGGTCAAATTACCTTTAGCTCTCCAAATTGGAATGATTTTGTCCAAGATACCATCTTGCTTATAGTTGTGTTTAAATCTCCAAAATTTAACACCATCCTCTTCATGGTCTCGGTCAATGACCTTAACAATGTAAAATTTACGAGCTTTGTACTGTGCCGCCAAATCTTTGTCAGTTTGTTTGCCAGTTTTCATAAGTTCTTCGTAAACCTCAGTTAAAGGTGAACGTCCACCTTCATTTTTGTCGGGGTCATAAAATTTGTTGTAAGTACCATTTACCTGAATTTCGTGGAACCATACCTCCTTGAAAGGAGATGAACCATCGGTAGTTGGGAGGATTCTAATTCTTCTTTGTCCTGAATTTTCACCTTTAGGAAGAATAGCCGCGAAATAACGCTTCATTCTGTCTTCTTGTGACATCATTGGTTGGTCACCAAATGGTTTTGTGTTTTGTTCGTACTGCGCCAAAACGGCATCAAATGTTTTGTCTGTCATCATAATTGTATTTTTTATCTTTTAATGTAAGATAAGTATAATACAATTTTTTCAGAAATCAAATTAGTTTTGTAAACCAACGTCAAAAGATTTTCTAACATTCATCTTGTCGTAGTTTTCTACATCATCAGGTGTTAGAATATATTGTTCTTTTCCCTGTTGTTGCATTTGTGGTTCTTTTTCAGTAAAAAAATCAGACAACTTTTGACTGTAAGGACCGGAATCTAAAGACCTTAATTCTAATTTTTCTTGTGCAGTTTTTGGTCTGTATTGTTCAACTTTATCTTCAATTGAATTAATCTTTTCGAAGATTGAATCCATCTGAGCCAATTTACCCTCTAAGTCATTTAATTTAGACATCATTGAATTCATGTATTCTTCCTGCTTTGACTGCATGTCTTTCTGTGTGGTGACCAATTCTGTAATATCCAACTCTTCAGTACCACTATCATTTTTTCCACCTTCAGAATCACCCGTTTCAATTTCTTCAACATCAGGGTCGTTTTCAATATCAATAGGTGCGCCTGTTTCAGGTGCTGCTTCTCCTTCAGGTGGTGTAGCGCCACCTAATGTTGTATCATCAGCCGCAGGTGGTGGAGGTTCAACCGCACCAGGTTCATCACCCGCTGGTGGTGGAGGTAACGCAGCGTCTTGTTCAACAATATAACTGTTGATTTGATTATATCTTTTTAATTCCTCTAATATTGTTTTTGAAACTTTGTTTTCCATGATTATCCGTTTAATAATGTTTTAACACCCTGTGGTGTTTCTACTCTTAATGTTTTGTTTAATTTCATAGTGTTGTCCACTCTTTCAATCAAACCATCCTTTAATCTTACAGTATAACAGTCACCAGTCTGTAAATCACAAACTTCTTTATATCCGTTACCTAAATCTTTTTCGGCAATAACAGTATCTTTCTGTAAGTAGTTGTCCAATAAATTTTTTAAATTACTCATATTGTTTTTCTTAATAAATATAACGATTATTTAATTTATTACAAACCTGATATTTTTGCTTGTGTGTATGCCCATCTGGTGTTTGCCAGCCAAGTATTATAATTTGTATTTTGATTATATGGTACTGTAAGTGAACCTGATGTATACCAAGTATTATAAAATAACTTTATAATTGCTTGTATTTTTTTCTCATCATCATCAGCCTGATTAAAATATTCTTGTATCCTATTTTGGTTGATGTCTCTAAAGAAGTCTATACTATCTTTGACTGTATCAAAAGTTGCAAACGGTCTAGTAAAATTTTCACCTGTTGTTAAACATCTATATTTTTTAATTAACGATGAAGTAGCGCCTGGTTGTTTAATATCCACAGTAGCACCGTATAAATTATTTTGATTGTATTGTAATCTTACATCAGTATCTGTTGGGTTGCCCATCATATATAATACACAAAACATATACGTTTTTAATAAGGTATCTGTTGTTGAATTATTGATAAGTGTTACTAACTCATTGACAGTAATTGAACTTGAAATAAAGTTACTTGACTCAATTAGACCATAGATTGCTTTAATATTTTCACTACAATCTTGTACTGTAATATCTGTTGTTTGTACAATAAACCCTTGATAAGGTGTTCTGGCCGATAAAACAAGGTCTTTGGATTGCTCACCTGTGAAATACTGATTAGAATTATTATCAAAGGTAACCAAAGTATTGTTTGTTACAAATTGTTTTACTTTGTCCGATAATTTTTTTGAAAAATCTTCATTCACACTAGCCAAATCATCGGAAACTTTTGTATTGATATTCGCAGACACCCTTTGTCCGTTGAATTCTGTATTAAAACTTCCCGGACTAATACTATGTTTTACGTTTCTAATAATATATGTTCCATTAAACATAGGCATGTGTCTTAACACAAAATACATGGTTGGTTGAATCATGACATTACCTAATGTTTTTATGGTACTAGAATAGGAACGGTTTTTATAAAAATCATATAGTGATGTTGTTTGTTGCATGGTTTTTTTACCAGCCCCTTGATTTCCTAAATCAATAGTTGTTTGAATCTGTTCGGAGGATGTCACACCCTGTTCTTGATTTATATCAACAGATTTAAAAATACTTTGATTGATGGTTCCAAAATCCACCACAAAACCAACAGCTTTATTACTATTTTTTTCATTAGTAGAACCCTGTTGAATTATTGGATTGTTTGTTGGGTCACCCAAGTCAAAAGAATCACTTTTGAATGGATAACTTGGGTCATTTTCTAATGACAGGGTTTGCGATGGTCTATCTACGTATTGACACAAGAATTTTGGTGCAGAATTGATGTTATCCACATATGTAAATGTACTAAAAACATCATTGGCATTGTTTACAATCGACGAGTTTCTGTTTGTGTTACTTGCTGTTGATTTACCGTAGAAATTAATATAAGCTGGCATAACAAAAAAATTCATTCTGTTATCAGCAATCACTTGTCTAACTAAGGACATAATTGAATTTGATGAATTATCCCAAGTACAATATTTTCTGATAGTATCTGTATTGATAATCAATTCATCACCAATGTCACGATTAGCTTTATCAAAAAATAAAAATTCTTCAAATAGTAGTCTTTCTTTGAAGTTTCTACCAGCCACCCATTTATCGTTTACCGCTTTAAATAATTCCCATTGTTCAAGTTTTATTATGTCACCATCCAATTTCGAATCAACATTTTGTGTTGACTGTTGTTTTGGTCCATTAATAGATGATGGGAGCTTTAATCTAAATTGTTGTTCAATCGCTGTACGTTTGGTTTCCGCAACGTTTAAAATTGTTGAAATAGCATTAGCGAACGTTGTTGGATTATATAATGGATTTATATTCTTTTGAGTTGCATAAATTCTAATTAAAGGATATAACAATTCAATATTACGACTTATAAATGGAATTTCATTATCCCTAAAGAAATCATAAACAGTTGAACCCGTATTAGTATATTCAATACCTTTAATTGTTGAAAACCCTACGTATTTTTGTAATGCTTTCCAAACTTCGGGATATGCCGCTTTTGACTGTTCAACAGTTTTTCCACCCTCACTTGGTAATGGATTTGGGTCATTAGGATAAGAATTTACATATTGTCCACCATAATTAAAATCGGGACCTTCTGGTTTAAATTTTGGGTTTTTAGAAAAATACCCAAATTGTTGTCTATTAAACTTTTTTGGATTTCCATTTTTTAAGTATACTTTAATATTAACAAACTTACTCAAAACATCTGTAATTTCAGCAGCTTGTTGAGCACCTAAATTAATATTGTCTTTTCCTGATTGAGGTTTGATAAGGAACATTTTCTTAAATAAATTCACAATATTAGCATACGTTGTATTGTCACCTTCGGGTGAAAATATTTTTGATTGTCCACCCTTTTTACAGAATTCTTTAAATTCAGTTTCAAAAGAATCTAATTGGTCTTTAGAAAAAACACCAAATAAATCTTCAATTGAACTGTATTCAGTACCAATATCAAAATCAGGTTGATTTTCGGTTGTTCCTGTTCTAACATATTTCAGATATTCAAATGGTGTTGGTTGTTTAACTTTCAAATTATCAAACCATCCGTAGTTTGGCGCATTCCATAGTGTCTTAACACTACCGTTATACATTGGGTTTGAATTTTCAATATTTGAAATAGTTATTGGTGATGAATTTGTTGATGGTCTTAATTCAAAGTAGGATTGTTGGAATGGTTGTACACCAGAGGATGGGAATAAACACACATAACCTTCATATTGTGGTCCAAAAAAATTTGTATATTGTTGTGCAATATCAAGATATGAATAATAACTTATAATTGGTCCCTCTGGTTTGCTAGTATAGGTAAAACTATTAACAACCACCAATCCCTCATCTAAAACAGTAGTATTGTTTAAATCATATGTCTCTGCATTATTACCATCAACAAATAAATTAGTACCTGTAAAAATTTTATAAAAGTTATTTATTACTTTTGGATAAAACCCACTTTGGATACTATTAGAACCTATCAGTGTAAAATCTTGTGGTGTGGGATTTTCGTCAACGGGTATTTTATATGTTTTTTTTGGGTTTGAAGTAATTGGGTCATAATTTGTTTTGTAGTCAAAATCTTTCCAAATAGAAGTTAAGATATCTTCATTGTTTTCAATGTACTTTTTATATCGGTACCAAACTGAACCCATTTTCAATATCCAAGCGTATGGTAATTCGTGTACCGCTGAAAATTTATTTAAACTTGCAAATATATAATCCTTTTGGGTTCCATTATCACTATCGATATACTTTTCGTGAAGTGTTGAAAGTGGTAATGAGTTTAACAACAAATACCCAAGTTTTGTATATTTTTCATCTCCTGACGAATCACCCGATTCAACAATTGCATTAATAAAATACGGGGTGTTCAATAAACTTGTTGTTTGTGTAAATGTCAGATTGTTATCTGTTGTATATGTTAAGTTTCCTTCGGTATAAAACTTTTGAAGGTTGTTTCCATATCTTGTGTTATAAAAATTATTAATAGTTGTATGGGTTGTTGATGTATTATTATAACCCGTTTTGTTAGTTTGGTTTCTAGTTAATGGTGTAATATTTGGTCCTGAAAAATTATCAATTACTAATTTTTTGTCATTAAAACCATAACTATTAACTGTTGAATATCTATTATCTTTATTTGGTGTTCCTTGCATTTTTTGTGCAAAACTATCAATAATAAATGGATATGTATCAAATAGTGTTGTTTCGTTAGTTGTATTAGAACTTATCGCGGCTTTAATTTTATCCAAACTTTTTAGTTTCAAGGGGTTTGGTGATGTATTAAAAACTTTTTCACTCAGTAGTTGAAAACTATTATTAACTTGGTCGTTTATATAAGGTGTAACAAAATTCTGTAAGATAAAATTGTTCCATGTGGGTCCGGCTTGATTCTGACCAGCGGTTGTTTTTAAATAATTATATAAGGTTGTAGTGGGTAACGTATTGGAAATAACATTATTTAAATCACCAATTACTTGTGATTGAGTAACGTTATTAATTTCAAGGTCAGACGCTGTAAAAACTAAATCTTCTGTAATACCACTGATATAATATAAACCAGAATAAAATGTGTTTAGATATATTCTTTCATACATTTCATAAACATAGGTTTCAACAGGGACGTTTTGTTGGAGGTAAACATTGTTTTTAAACGGTATTTCAATCGCGTGTTCGGGTGTATATTTTATAATTAATTCAGTATTTGGTTTTACATTGGTTGTAAAATTTCGGTCTTTATTTAAAACTCCTTTAAGATATTCTTCAACAAATTCAACTTCAGGCCAAATAACAGGATTATATGACTGAGTTGATTCACTAGTTGATTTAGAGCCAGGATATGTCACCTCATATTCAACTTTACCCGATGTTTCTTTTTTCTGTACAAATTGTGGCCAAGGATAAACAAAATAATTTGGATTTTTGGTTGTTGTGGTTTGTATTGTGTTCTTACCTTCCTGAGATGGATTGGTCGTCAAAATTGATTTCAATCTCGCAGTATTTTCTCTTTGATTCCACGAGTTTGTATGAACATCATCCATTAATTGATAAAAAGCATCCACAGACGCCATTATAGTACCAATTACATTTCTTACGGTTGGTCTGAATTGTAAATCTTGTACATTGTCATTTTTTTTAATTTTGTCTTTCAAAACTTGGTTAAGTCGTTCTGATTCGTCTTTTGATTTTTGAATTATTTGTCCCTTGATATCTTGACTTGTTTTAACTTCTCTGTCAATCGTATAGTAATATAAATTACCTTTTGTAATATCAATATTGCCTTGGTTGTCAATCGAAAGTAATGTTCCATTGTTTTCCAATTCGGTTTTTAAATCTTTTTTGAATTTAATAAAATCAACGTCAGTATTTGGGTTTGTAACTTGTTTTCCTCTTTGTTGAAAGTAAGTTGCCTCGTAATTGATATCACTGTCACTAAATTTTACTTTAAAAAAGTCAACTTTGAAAGCTTTTTGGTCAAGTGTAATACTTTTACAAAGGTCTGTCGGCACAGATTGAAATTCTTTTAAACCATTGTTTAATATTGATGTTAATTCAGTTTCAACTTTTCCTGATAAATCAACATTGCTTTGTATTTCAACACCACTTTGACTGTTTGTTAAATTTTTTAATGGGTATAATTTTAAATTGTTAACGTTTGGAACTCCCGAATTAAATTCATTATTTAATACTAATACTTTAGAAGTTTCTAAATTAGTTTCACCCCATTGAACAATATTATTACTAAATTTATTTACTGATTCATTATATCTTTCTAATGCAACAATATTTGTAAAATCTAATTTTTCAAATTCGAGATTAACGAATTCAGTATATTTCTTTAACCTTTCCTGCATCTCGTTCAAGGTTATTACGGGTACGTTTTTGTCGATAAGACCGGCTTTTTTGTACTGTTCAAATACTTGTTTTATTTTTGAATATCCCTTAGATGTTGGTTCGACAGTTACTTCATTGGTAATACCAGTTCCGTTTTGTTGTACAGATGCCGTGGCTGAGTTAGGTGTGTTAACAGTTGGTATATTTGGTATGCTGGTTTGACTATACATGTGAGGTAGTGCAAACAAATACCCTAAACGAATATCATCCAACATCGCACTTGTTCTAGCAATGAACTTTAAATTGACCACATAATTACCTGTTGATGCTTCAAATGAGGCTTGAAAATTCAATAACATCAATTCATATTTAATCGACTTTCCGTAAAATCCCTTCAGAATTAATTCAAAAAGTGGATAGGGGTAATACAAAAAAACTGAGTACGGTGAATTTCCTCCTGTTTGGAATAAACTTTTACCCTGTACGTCTACTAATGTCATTGTTACGGTTGGTACACCATTGAATTTAATATCAACATTAATGTCTCGTATACCTAAGATTTGGGTATCTACAAAGTTTGTTTGTTGTGGATTTTGTCCATTGTTAAATTTAATCTGATTGATACCTCTCCCTTGTGTACTACCGGCACCAGTAATTTCATCCGTGTAACTTGTATCCAAAACATCTTTATCTTGTGGTTTAAGAAAATTTATAGATGCAACAGTTGTATTACTAATACTAGAATCCAAATCTGTACCTGAAGATAATTTTGTTCTTGGTACTGACTTCGCAATTAAATTTGCATACATGACAAGATTTTCTTGTTTGATAACACGGTCCTTTTTTACACCATTAGAACTTCTAACAGAGTTAGGGTCAATCAAAACAATGTTTGAATTTTCTTCATAGTATATATTTTCACTACCACCGAAATTATCTGCCATAATAATAGAATCTTGTTTGTACAGCGTTATTATAATCCTGAAGTGATGTAACCAAAGGATACGGAATTATAATAATTGAATTATCAGGAATGTCCCACTCTAAACTACCATATTCTTGGTTTGCTTGTAAAATCAACCAATTAAAAAATGGTGAACCATAATATTCTTGACTAATTTTATCTAATCTACTTACACCCGCTCTGAAGACATATTTGATGTCGGTACTTTTTCTTGGTAAATTCAAACCAGGAACAACGGTTTGCTCACCGTTTAATAAAAATTGTCCGTATCTATTATAGTAATCCATTAGAATATTACTTTACCATTGAATGTATTTTTTTCCTCATTACGGTTTTGTCCCGTATAAAGGTCTTTTAATCTACTTATTTCAGTATCCGTTGGTGATGTTTTAAGGGTCAAACCTGTTTTTCTTTTCTCTTTAATTAATGTTGTTACATCACCTGGCACATACGCTTTATTACTGCCTTTATTAAAGGCTTTGTCATAATCTGAAAAAATTTGACTCATTTTCTTTTTTTCATTATCAGCTGGTACTTTATAATTTTTAGTTAAACTTTCGCTAATAAATTTTGTCCAATCTTTAGTTGTAAACGAACCTGTAACTTGTGTTTCAAACGCTTTGTAATTATTCGCTAATTGCCATCCGAAAACTAAAAAGAATCTTTTATCTGCGGTGTTTGTTGGAAAACTACCACCCTCTAAAACATAAGTTTGGTCATCAGTATATGTTGATGTTATTATTTTTTTGGTTTCTAAATTGTTTTCTAATAAATTAATTAATGGTGAATAAGTGTTCATAACAGTACCAATTTCAGTTACAGTTGTTGCACTATCTATTGTATAAATTTTTGCAACACCCTTAGTATCAATATAACCATCTAATGTTTGAACTACATAGTTTAATTTATCTATATTTCTTGTCATCTCTAATTGAATCTTGGATAATTCATTACTTGTGTTTACCAGTTTGTCCGTAAACGCCACTTTATAATCGTTAACTAATTTTTTCAATTGGTTGTTAAAATTGGTTTGGTCAATAGATTTAAAGTTTTGCTTTAACATTTCTTGTTGAATGGTTAGTGAATTGTTATTGATGTCGTTTAGTAATCCACTAAATAAAGTATCGATTTTACTTTCAAACGTTGATTTACCAAAAATTGTCAAATCGGTTTGTGTTGCCGATGGGGCACCAAATTCATTCATCTTGCCAAATTTGTAATCACGGTCTTTTGTATATAACATTAATATACCACTGTTATATTGTTCACTAATTTGTTTTAGTTTGTTAAATTCACCACTTGTAAAGTTATCAAAACTTTTTATAAAGTCATTAACAATTTCTTTATATGCAACATTAACACTTGTTCCACTATTTTGAAATTTACCCTCTACAGAACCAATAGTAGTTCCACCTTCGTTTTGAAGATTTGTGTTTGTATTTTTAGGGGTGTCACCTGTAGGTTCTGTTTTTTCAATAAATTCTTTATTAAATGCGGAAATTTGTGAAGAATCTGTCGCTCTATCGTCATACATCTCTGTATTTGCAAAGAAATTAAACGACAAAGCATTTTGTAATTCGTCGACTGGTCCTTTTAATCCTTGACCACCAATAAACTTGAAACCCATTGAAACACTAACAATCATCGGTTGAACACCAATACCCTCAGGGTTCAAATCAAATTTACCATCCTCATATGAAAAATTACAACTGTCAATAACGACTTTAGAATGGTAAAAATCACCAATTCTCAACACACAAATTGGGGGTGCACCAAACGAAGTATTTCTTGCATCTGTGTCCTTTAGTGTACCGCCAGCTTGTTTGGTTGGGACGGTGTCACCAGGTCTTGTACATTGTAACAAGAAAGTTAATCTTTCGTTCAAACCCTCAGGTGTCATTGAGTGAAACGCTGGATGAAAATATTTTAATTTTTCTTTCAAAGAATCATAAACAAAAGGATTACTTTCTTTCATAAATTTGAAGTAATCAGCCTCACTTAGTAGTTTTCTAATAACCTGTTTGTTAATTGATTCTTGTGTTGGTACACTTGGGTTGTTATTGTTGTTTCCATTTTGTCTTTGTGTTTCAGACAATAATCTATCAATAACTGATATTGGACCTGTTTCAACACCTCCGTTTGGATTGTTGATGTTTGGCAGTGGGGTCTCAATAATGTCCTCAATAATAACCCTTCTACATCCAACAGGTCCAGCACCGTATTGGTCAGTTGTTTCTGTGCTACACTTATAATTAATTGGTTGTATAGTCTCGTCAACAGAACCATTACTTTTTGAAATTTTTACTCTCTTGTCGTTGTTTATTAAAGATTTTATTGTGTCTTCAATACATGTATTTCTTTCCGAATCAATTCTATTTCCCTCATTATAAGACACGTTTGAACGTAATCTAATTTCAATTTTTACATTAGCGTTTGATGATAAGACCGTTTTAATATTTTCGGTGAACGCAGTTAGAGCGTTTTCAGAAGATGAAATTAGAGTTTGTTGTGTTGGTGCTATTTTACTGAAATTACCACTTGTTGTATATGTTACAACATTGTTTGAGTAGTTTCCTCCACCACCATCGTTATAATCAAAATAAAATTGTGTTGACTTATAACCACTTAGTTGTGGCGTATATACTTGTTGTCCAACATTTGAGTTTGAGCTTAATGAACCACCAGCTGCGTCCCCACCAATATTCAAAGATTGATTAATAACGTCTTTAATTTTTTCTGGGTTACCCGAACCGTTTATAATCTGTTGAATTTTAGATAGTTCTGTTGTCGAAAAGTTATTATATCTTTTAGATAATTCGTAAATATCAAATTTGGTTAGTCCAGCAAAGAATGAATCAATAACTTGGTCAGCAATTTGACTCGAAGCTGTATTACTCAAAACCCTATTCACCAACAAATTCATTACAGACGGATGGTCAACTATTACTTTAAAACCCAAAGTACCACCTCTACTTGTATTCTTATAGGTATATATTTCTTCAGGTCTTCCTAAAAAAGAGTTTCCTTCCCATTGAACCGAGTTGTTTTCGGCGAATGTTAAATCATATGGTGGAAACCACATAACTCTACCACCATTAGGACCTCTTTCTGATTCCGCTAAATCGGTGTATCTAAAACCAGGTCTTCTTGATGTTCTCCAAGCAAGGTTTTCTAATGACAACATATACTTCTTAACTTGCCCCCCTTCTAAAGTTGTTGAATCGGGACCTGATGTTGGGTACATATTTAAGTTATATGTCTTGTCTAAGATTGAATATGGGTTTTTTCTAATGTTACCATCACTTCTTACCAACTTTTGGTTGTCATAATATGGAATGTCTTTGGCAAATACTCTACCGTATTCTTCTCCTTTAAACACACCATTGTTGTCGGTGTATCTAATTACCCTTGAACCTTTTGTTATTTCCTTATATCCATCGTTAAACACCTTAGATACTTGGTCAATGGCGTTACCAACGTGCTGTAATCTTTTTGAACCAGCGGGTTGTGAATTAATTAATCTTTGTGTATCATCCAAAATACCACCTTGTTTAAGTGGGTATTCGGTTGATTCACTTCTTGTATAGTTCGCAGCAATTGGTTGGTATCCTGTGTCTTGTCCTTTAATGTCACCACCAACACCAACTTTAAATCCTGCGTTTCCTTTGTATTTTGGTGATACCCATGTGAATCCACCTTGTACACCACCGCCCTCTATGGTTGGTGTTTGATTTAATCCAAATTTAAAATCAACATTGTTTTCATATAACTTACCTAAGTTACTTGGTCCGTATACGTTTGTTTCAACCTCAACACCAAATTGGTTAACAGGAATTTGTCCTGAAGGTGATAAAATATCTAATGGTTCTGATGTTCTACTACCAATGTAGTAGTTTCCTTTAGGTGCGGTTAAATTTAAATTACTTAGGAAATTGGCTTTGTAGTCAGGTGTATAATAGTTTAATGATAAATTATTAAAAAGTACTTTTCTTGTTCCACCACTTGTGTAAGCTAAAAATACATCTGATGAACTTTTTTTACTTGGTAATACTGCAGGAAAACCAAAAAGTCTTGATACCGCATTTACTGTTTGGTTCAACACACTTTTTTTTCCAACGTTGTTAAAATAATCACCAGGTATATATGAGTATGGTGAATAAACACCTGTGACTCTTGATATAAAATCCAATCCCTTACCCACAAAACTATCGGGTACAGTTATGTGCCAATCAGGTTCAATAAGTGGTTGTCTACCTGTTATTAAATTTAAAATTCTATATGGGTCACTTCCTGTTTGAAGGAAGTTTGCTCTACCTACAGTTTGTTGAAGTGTTTCAAAAGCAATCGACGCTTCAAATAGTTTTCTTAGATTGGTTGCACCAATTTGTGCCAGTGCGGAATCCTGTGATAATGTACCTAAGGTACCTGTTGGGTCTTTACTTAATAATATGTTTATTGGTGAATAACTTGAAGCTTTATATGTGTAATATTCTGCTCTTGTTGTTAATTGTCTAATTATTAATTCTAACTCTGATGATGCATCACCCCATCCATCTTGTGGTCCAAATAAGTTTTTGGTAATTAGATTTTTTTGTAAAAATTGTGATTCATCGAATTTTTTTGTTTGTGGACTTGTAAAATTAAATTCACCTTCGTTAGAATTATTTACAATAACTTCATTGTTGGCACTAGTTTTATAACCACCTTCAGGACCATATTGATTGACGGTATATAGTCGTTTTTTTTCTGAAACACCAGTATCAACCATGTCTGGCTGATTAATTAAAGGAACATCAATCCACGTTGTTTCTTTAGTATACGTAAGATTTTTGGGTACAGTTTGTGTTGAAGAACCTTTTACAAAATAAGGCTCTAAATTAGAAACAATCAATCGTTTTCTAAATTGTTCGGATGCTGAAAATGATAATAAGCTGTCTGCCATCTTATACTGTTTCTAATAAATAGATGTAACAGGATTTTTTATTCTTATTTTTTACCAGGTGATGACGAGCCAACACTATATCCACTACTATCTGATGCGCTTACCTTGATTGATTTTGCAATCTCATTCGCAATATGTGTTTTAATAACATCTGACAATCCAACATCAATACCCGTAACCTTAACATCAATTACCGGATTACCCTCAACTTTAATAAATTTATCTTTAGAAACCGCTTGTGTGTATTCATTTATTCTATCTAAAAAAGTATCCTTATCACCAGCAGAAAAAGATGTTTTTAAATCACCAAGTATTTTAGTACCTCCTTCAATTGATTTATCTAAAATGTTTTTTACTTGTTCTTGAGCCTTAACAACCACACCTGTGTAACCTTCTAATGTAGTTGAAAAATTACCAGCCTTTAAAGTTGCCATTGAAAATGCGTTTGTTAACTGATTATTAGCTGAAATAACCGATTCTGTTGCGGATAAATTTCGTTGTATACTATCAATATTAGCTTCTGTATTATTTTTTAATTCACTACCTGAACCTTGTATATTTGATAAAATTTCTTTTACTTTATCAGGACTTAACCCACCAATATCTTGACCTTCAATTGTTACAACTCCACCTTTTTGTAGTTGAGCATAACCTGCAAGTGTTTCTTGTTCTTCTTTAGATAATCCCTCAAACTGTGGTTTAAATTGGAATTGACTTATAATTTTTTCTTGTTTGGCTAATTTTAAAGCGGTCTCCTCAATTTCTTTAGATTCAATGCCTAAATTTTTTAATCCCCTTAATCTTAATCTTTCATTAGCACTTATTTCAAATTGACCAGTTTCTTCATTAAATGTTGCAATACCTCTAGTTGCGTTAATTAATTGGTCATTTAATCCTTTTAAGTCGTTTTGTGCCATGTACAATAACTGAGCACCATCTCCAAGTTGTGAAAATGAACCACCCAGTGTTTGAAGTTGTGCGGCGTATTCGTAAGCTTTTTCCGGACTATCCATAATTTGGTCAGCAAAACCTTGAGCAACACTCAATGTATCACCTAAAAGTTGTGATTTGGCGACCATTGACGCTAAATCTGAAACACCTTTTGGAAAACCATACTTGTTTACTATATCTAATTTTTCACCGACGGTACCAAGAAATTTACCGACATTTAATCCATACGCCTTTGCCGTGTTAACTAATTGAATTTGTTTTTCTGTGGCGGCATCCATACCACCACCAACTTTATCAAAGAACTTAACAAAAGAATTAATAGTCTCACCTTTAACACCGTATTTTTCAATTGCTTCAACATTTTCATAAAATTGTTGAGACAAATATGTTGTTCTACCTATTTGTGAATTAATTTCGGTAAATGTTTTAATAACACCTTCCAAAGACCCACCCATTTTGATTACATTAACAGCGGCTCTTCCTAATTCGTTTTCAACACTTTTTGCGTAAGCAGCACTTTGTCCTAAATTTCTGGCACCAGAAATTAACTTGGTATCAAAATTTGATACCGTGTTAAGAGTTTCTTTAAAATTACCTTTTAATCTTTCAGATATCTTACCAACCTTTTCAAGTTCGGCTGCAAGTCCTGTTACTTGTGTGGTTGTTTGGGTTACTTCGTTTTCTCCTGCCATAATAATAAATATTATTTATTGGATTTTTCACGAGCCTCCATAATCATATCGTGTTCTTGAAGAACCTTACCAATAAAATATTTTCTTTCATATGTTGGCATATTCATAATATCAACATATGAAAAGTTAGCGTTTTTAACTAAAAAAAATGTTTCGTCTAATAGTATTTTTTTATACTCCGAAGAAAGGGCGAAAAAAGTCTACCCCAAAATTGACAGTGATGTCAATTATTTCTCCTGACGGGGTTCTGACTTGTTTGGTTAAATCCAATCTTGGCTCAACCTCTTTTAAAAATTTTCTAATAAATTTAGAATCGGCAATTGGCATTTGTTGAACATACTTTACAATAGATTCTCTATCCGAACTACCATTTATTGAAATAATCTGAGCTTCCAACTTTCTTGTAATAATTGGTGCTATCATACTTTTTGGGTAGATTTCCATTTCCTTGTCAATCATGTTCTCTTCACCATATGTTAAAAGTTTTAGTTTAACAATATCTTTTGAAGTGGGTAATGTTGTTTCAAACAGACCTTCTTGGTCAGGTGTTAGGTCAACTTTTTTTATATTTAATTCGCTCAAATCAACCTCAGCATCAAATCTTTGATTTGTTTTTGGGTCATATGATGACAATATATATTTTGTTCCAAATGCGGTATTTCTTAAAAAAAGTAAAATAGCTTCAATATCACCACCTAACATTTCATCAATCCTAAAATCAGGTTCGTAAATTTTTGATTTCAATAATTGATTAATCACATTATCACTATTTGAACTCATTAGCAGATTTTCATCTTGGGCCGTCAAATATCCAACCTTAACCGATTTCTTTTTATTTTTATAAAATAAACCTTGTGAAGGTAGTGGTACCACATCGTGTGGTAAGTTAAAATTCATTTGTCCGTATTGTATTTCGTTTTCCATAAAAAAAGCCAAGGATTACCCCTGGCTTTAAATATAAACTGACTTTGTTTTTTGTAAATGAAATATTAATAAACTAAGATACATCTATCAGGACGAAGTGTTGCTGAGATGGTTTGTAAACCGTCATCAGTATAAGACACACCCTGAAAGTCCACGTCTGTTAGGAAACAACCTTGTAAAATCCATTTTTCAACCGCAACACCTGTCGGGTCTAACATTTCCAAAGTAATATCCTTTTTGTAACCAGCAGCATATCCCATACGACCTGTTACTGATTCAGCGTGTAAACGAACCCATTCCATAAGAGCTTGAGCAGCTGATGGTCCAATAGGGTCACGGAAAGTAACACCAATTGTTCCCCACTCAAACATACCAGCAACATAAGTTTTGGTATTTAAGAAAGGAATTTCTTTTGATGCAATTGTTATTTTTGGTCTGGCAGCAGATTCTACATACCAAGAATTAATACCCAATGAAGTAGGAAACGTTAAAATAAATCGGTTTTTACGTTTTGGTTCATACGGGTCGGGCATTTTCATTAATAAGTCAGCCATTTTATTATATTTTTGTTTTAGTTATTTTAGTTTATTTACCTATAAATACTTGATTATCCAAATTTTTTCTCTTATATTATCTAGGCGTTCTAGTTTATTATTTATTTAAATATTTAATATCTAGTTTTAGTTTGAGCTTTTGTTAAATATGTAGTTACTGGATGCTCTAGACCAAATTCTTTATTTAAGAATTCTTTAACTTTTTCCACATTTCTTTCATCGTCATCTGAGAAACCTATTGAAGGTACCACGAAATTATTGGACACATCATTTTTGAACAATACTTTCCCCCCCACCTTGTTTGCAAGTTCCTTACAATAACTGATAAACTCTCTTAATGCGTTTATTTTTCCTTCTTCAGGATTGGCTTCAGAACCAGTTCCGAAAGATACAGGGTGAAAACGACACATGTCCAAATATTCTTTAATCATTGTATTGTCATCTTTAATATCCTCACCTGTAAAATCACGGTATTTCTTTAATGATTCCACCAATTTTTCTTGGTCCAAACCACTCACATTATTTTTGATGAGTTTGTAAACCGCTTGTTTTAAAATCATCGGATTGTGTCCACGAGCTGTGATGATGGAAAAAATTGACCCACCATTAATACACTCAACAAAATCATCCCATGATGGTCCCAAACTCGCCGACATTACATCAACCAAAAATTGTCTTTCACCCTCACCTCTAAAATTTCTAAAAGGATTTGATGCAAAACCAACAATAGTTTTTCCGTTGTACACAAATGGTTTTTTACCCAATTCGTTTCTATATTCAGCAAAATCATCAGTAGACATACCAATCTCATTATCTTTGTCATCTAATACCATAATTTTTGTTGGCATATTCATTACATTGTCATCCCAATCAAAAGCGTAATATTTGTGGTCAGGTAATCCTGATGGGTCCATACCCTCAGTTACCATTTCTAACAATTGTCTTCTAATTGATTTTTTTAAATTCATT